ACCACCAAGGGCGCAATCGATCGCTACTTACAGCGGGAAAATCGGGTGTAAAAATGCCGACGGCAAAGGAGAGAACAATGACCCTCGACTGCAGTAACATTGCGGTGAATTCAAGCGACGATCCCGCCGGGATGGCCGGAGCAGAGGCACACTTCGGATTGCAGGATCTGCTTCGCGGGTTTGAGATAACCATGTTGGATGCGCCCAGGGTGCGGGCCTGGATAGTCGCTCACCTTCATCAAGGCGGCCCGGGGTGTCCTTTCTGCGGTGTACGGATCACGCACGCGAAGCCGGTTCAGAGCTGGGCCGCCGGGCGCCGCCTGCGGTGTCCGGATTGTGGCCATTTTTTTACCGCCTTCACGGGTACGTTCTTAGCCGAAAGCAAGCTTTCCCTGGCGCAGTTCTACGTCATGGCGCTGCTTCTGGCATTGCGGGTACCCGATGCTGATATCGCTCGCATCATTTCCCGCACGGACGAGACTGTGCGGGCCTGGCGCCGGCGGTTCGCATCGATGGAGGAGCGGGATTGTAAAGTCTCCAGGGGGATCGATGGATCAGCATAAGCCGGGCGCATCGTTCCCCACCTTACTTGCAGTGCTCGCGCATGTGACGGCTGAGGGCTGGAAGGTATCGCAGAGCCTGATCTACAAGCATAAGTCCCAAGGCAAAATCCGCCCCGCCAAGGATGGCACGTACTCGCCCAAGAGCGTTGACAAGTATGCGTCGCTCTTTCTGCGCCGCCTCGACGGCACCGGCGCAGCCGGCCAGGCGGATCCAGGGCTCGACTCAGTCCAAAAGGAGAAGGTTCATGCGGATGCCCGCAAAAGCACGGCGCAAGCCGAGCATTGGGAGATCCGCACGAAAGTACTCTCCGGTCAATTCGTGCAGCGCGATGATATGGAGCGCGAGTTGGCTGGGCGTGTCGCGATCTTCCGTTCAGATGGCGAGAACTTTTTTCGAGCCGAGGCCCCGGCCATGGTTGAAATAGTCCACGGTGACCCCGTGTGCATTCCCGATCTTTTGGATCTCTGCCTCACGGGCTTCGAGGAGTGGCTCGGCCGCTATGCCGAGCGTAGCAAGGAATTCAAGGTACCGCTTGCACCCGTCGACGCGCTCGATCTGGATGCGGCTGACCTTAGCGAGGCCCAGGAATGATCGGCGCCGTACCATCCGCCACCGCACAATACGGTAATCTCTTTTCGGGTCCGCTGCCCGCGCCCTCTTCGGGTGCATTCCCGCCTGCAGCCCCGTCCGTATCCTGCCCCCCTCTTCAGTTGGTGCGTTTCACCGAGCCTGAGATCCGCGTACTGCGGCCGCGCGATCGGGATCCTGCCACCGGCCTGCCCATCACCGTCGCTCAGCACGCCGACGCCTATCGCATCGTCACGGAAGGAGGTCGCACCGGTCCGTGGTCTACCGATTACGTTGCTTTTGCAAAAGAGCCCATGGAATCCTGGACGCTCCCCTGGGTCCGCCGTATCATCCTCTGTTTTCCACCTCAATCCTCAAAAACTCAAATCGCGCTCAATTGCGTCCATTACAGTATCGACCAGGCCCCCGGTCCCATCATGTGGGTCGCCTGCGACGAGAACAAAGCAAAAGATGCCGTCAGCAAGAAAATCAAGCCGATGATCCGCGCTTCCGCCCGCCTCCTCGACCTGCTTCCCGCCGCCGAACGCGAGATCACGAACCGCAACATTCACTTCCGCAACGGCGTCGATCTCCAGGTTGTCTGGGCCACCTCTCCCGCCCAGCTTGCCCAGGAATCGGTGCGCTATCTTGTGAGGGACGAGGTCGACAAATATCCGGAATTTTCAGGCCGTGAAGCTGACCCCATGAGCCTGGGCGAGCAGCGTGTGATCTCGTTCCCCTACACCTACAAAATCCTCGACTGCTCGACGCCCGGCCTCGCCTCCGGCATTATAACCACGGCAATGCACAACGACGCTGACGAAATCCGGGAATATCTCGCCCGTTGTCCGATCTGCGCCACCGAGCAGCGCATGGAGTTCGAGTTCATTACCTGGCCGTCCGATATACGCGACTGGCGCACGATCCGCCGCCAGAAGCTCGCCCGTTACAGTTGCTGCTCGTGCGGCATGAAATGGGATGACCGGACCCGCGACATAGCCGTCCGCCATGGCCGTTGGATCGCCGCCGATCCCTGTCCCGACGGCCGGCCCGCCACCATTTTTTATCACCTCGCCGGCAGCTGGTATTCACCCATGGTGAGCTTGTCGGACGCCGTCGCGGCCTATCTCCAATCCCGCGAGGATCCCGCCAAAGAAATGGCCTTTGTCACACAGCATAAGGTAATCGGCTATTCCCCCCGGGTCGCCCCTGTCAAAGAAGCTGACATCCTCGCCAGGCACCGCCTGCCCGATCTCCCGCCCCGCACGGTCCCCGCCGGCGCGTTCGCCCTTACCTGCGGGATAGATTCTCATAAGCGCTATTACAAGTACGTCGTTCGCGCCTGGGCGCCCGATCTCACCTCCTGGCTGATCGACTACGGCGTACTGGCGTCGGAGGACGACACGGAGCTTGAGCGCCTCGTCTTTCAAACACGCTATCCGGTCCAGGGTGCGCCCCCGGATGCACCGCTTACCATGGGCATATGGCGCGCCGCGATCGACTCGGGCGGAGGTAAACACGCAAACCAATCGACCGAGGAGAACATCACCGAAAAGGTCTATGAATTTTGCCGCAAATATGCATGGCTCCATCGGGTCTATCCGACCAAAGGCGCATCACACAAACAGATCAAGCGCGTGAACCGCTCAACGCTCGGGACCGCCCCGAACGCATTCTATGGAGGCAAGGCACCGAAATGGGCGCGGTTCGGCCTCTTGGACATCCACATTCTCGACACGGATGCTTTCAAAGGGCTGATTCATCAACGTCTGGAGCGCGAGGAAGGGCAGACCGAGCGCTTCTATTTGCACTCAAAAGTAGGGAGCGACTACGTGCTGGAGCTGCTCGGAGAGGAACTCCACCGGGACCGCAAAGGGAACCTCTTCTGGCAGCAAATTCGGGCCAACCACTGGTTAGATTGTGAAGTCGGCGCAGCCGCGTGCGCTGATCCGGAGTGGTTTCCCCCCCTCGAACTGCGGCGGCGAATCCAGCTGGCGGAAGAGGCCGTAGAGGATCGCTCTGCGGCAGCCACCACGGAACAAAGGGCGGAAGCACGGCAAGCCGAACGAGGAGCCCGATGGTAGGGTGATGGATAAAAGGCTGAGAAGGGAACCTGAAAGCATCGAAGGAGGCACCACCATGATTGATGAAAAACTCGTTATTACCAAGCATCAGGCCGATCCAGCCACGAGTATGTATCTGGCACAGGACGAGATGAAGCGGATACTGGCTGACTCGGGGTACCTGAACGACAGAGTTAGGCAGCATTTCCTCAGCCTTACGGATGTAACCGCCCTTTCCCGCGGGAGCTTCTGTGAGGCTGGCGAACTGATGAACCAGGGCGCCAGGGCAATGCGAGACGCATTTAGAGCCGACGCACAGGACGAGATGAAGCGGGCACTGGCTGATTCTGGGTGCCTGAGCGATAGAGCTAGGCAGCATTTCCTCAGCCTTGTGGATGTAACCGCCTCTTTTCGCATCCTGGCCGACATGATTTTGACCGATCCGCGCGCTGCGTTCTTTCGGGCGTCTCATGTGCAAAGGGTGCAGTTCCGTTCTGAAAGATCTCACGATGACGTCGCGGGTGCATCCGTTCCATGCATGGGGAAAATTGAGAACATTGGTCATTCTTAAAGCAAGGATTTAACAGGGCCGGGCCTTGGCCCCACACACAATTCAAGGAGGTGTCATATGCCGTTACGCATCAGTAAGAAATCATCCGAGGGCCGGTGGGAAAAGTTCGGCGGGGATATCGAATTCAAAATCCGTCCCCTGACCGCCGAGATCATGAAGCGCCTGACCGAATCCGCTCGCACAGGCCGGATGGTGCTCGAGCCGAAATCCGGGCGCATGATTCCGGAGATCGACAATGAAAAGCTCGAGGAGCTCGTCCGCGATCATCTCATCGAGGATTGGCGAGGAGTGGAGGACGACGCGGATCCGCCCGCATCCCTTCCCTGCACATCCGAAACCAAAAAGGCCGTTCTCGATAATCTCAGCGTGCAGGATTTTGTTTTCGAGCGGGCCCGGTCGGCCGACATATTGCCGGAGCGCTCAAAAAACTAGTCGCCGCCGCCAAATGGCTCTACGGCAGGAAAGGACGGGCATATTGTGAAACCTGTCTGGCGGCGGCCCGCCAAAAGAGGATGGTTCGGCAGTGTGGCGCATGTAAGTCGCGCATGCCGGATCTTATGTTGGAGAACGAATGCCTCTTTGCTCTTTTCAGTCTCTGCGATACGCAGCTCCGTGTGGGGTTTGGCGGAGCTTACGCGCTCGATTGGAGCGTTGTAATACGCGTCGCCGACGACATGGGGATTGAGATGGACGAGACATTCTACGGCCTGCTGAAGATATTTGAGATAACCATGCTCGCCGAGCTGCGCGGCGGCCCGTCACAAACCGACGGCAAACCGCAGGAAAGGAGGAAAGGCCATGGGAGCTGAAATACGTGAGACAAAGCTGGTCATTACGACCGACGCCACCGGCGTCGTGAAGGGCGCTAAACTCTATCAGGATTCCCTCAAACAGATGGAATCCTCGACGCGCTCCATCACCTCGCTCATGAAGAGTCACTGGGTGGGTATGGTGGCCGGGATCGTAGGCGTTCCGATGACGATCAGCGCCGCCTGGGACATGGCCGAGATGGCTGCGAAGTTCCAGGAGCAGCACAGTCTGCTCGATCGCCTGGCCGCCGGCTATGGCACGACCGCCGACACGATTGTCGCAAAGATCCAGGAGGCCTCCAGGGGCCTGATTTCCATGCGCATCGCGACCCAGGACGCAGGCAGTGCGCTCATAAAACACGTAAGTCCCGACAAGCTCGCGGGTCTCGCCTCTGCAGCGTTCACCCTGGCCAAATTTGCGCAGGAGAGTACGCAGGAGGTCTTTACAAACCTCGTCGGCGCAGTCGCTTCCGGCGGCGAACGCTCGATGAATAGACTCGTCGGCCTCACGGATCTTCATACAAAATTCACCGACGCCCAGGTCAGCAATATGTCAAAGATTGAGCTAGCAAGCGCCCGCTATGAAATGGTGATGGAGCGCGTGCGTAAGGTGCAGCTCCAGATGGCCGATGACGGCATGAGCGCCGCCGATCGTATGGAACGGCTCAAAATAGTCATCGAGGACCTGAGACTCACGATAGGCGGCGTGTTCCTTAAAACGGGATTCGCTGCGGTCGCGATGTTCCATGATATTTCAGCCAGCGTGCTTCAAGCCGATATGGACATCACGAGATGGCTGGACACGCTCAGCAATCTTAACAAACCGGCGGTCGCAAGGGTACAGATAGCGACGGGCGAGGTCAACTATGAGCGCCCGCGTTCTGACGCCATGAAAAATACACTGAAGGACATGCAGGATCGCATCGATCGACAGACAGCAATGGCTAAGGAATACTGGAACATCGTCTCCGGATCCTCCGCAGAACTGGGCGCGATCGGCAAAATGGGAGAAGAAAGCGGCAAAAAGGTTACCGATGCCTGGCAGAAAGTCAAAGATGCGTTGAAACTTGATGTCACCAAACTCGGCATGGGCGAACTCGAAAGGAAACTCGCGGATATCAGCCACAAGGTCCTTGACCTGACGAGACAGTGGGGCGCGAAGCCGGAAATATCGGCATGGAAAGCGGCTATGTCCGATTACGAAAGGGCTATCGAGGCAGGGACGGTCCTCAACGAAACGAGCAAGGTTTTTTTCGAGGTTGAGACAAAGCGCAGGGAAATGCTCAAAGCCGATGCCGAATCGGACATTACCTTTCAGCAAAAATCGATGACCGAACGCTTGCAGGCGGAGAAGACTCTCGTCGACCTACGCGCCCAGTATATGGAACTTTCTCCCCTCCAGGCCCTCACAGCCCAGTCGGATACCGAGAAGAAACTCCTAGAAACGGAAAAGGAGCGCCTTGTCGGCCTGGTCGCAAACCGATCCGCATACGCGGAAACCTATGAGGAGCAAAAAAAAGCGACCCTGGAGAACAAAAAAGATTGGCAGGAGGTCGAGCTCATCGAAAAGCGGCTCCTCGATCTTGAGACCCAGCGCACATACCGTCTCAAGGAATATACCGCCACGTTCGATGAAGGCATGGCCGTCGGTTTCCGCCGCTACGTCGCGGAGGCCGGAAGTTCCTTTCAGCAAGGCGTCCAGCTCGCCCAGGACGCCGCTAAGGCGATGCAGCAATCCTTCTCCGACCTCTTCTTCGATGCCATGCAGGGCAATCTTAAATCGGCGATGGACTACTGGCGGGCTTTTGTCTCATCCATCGAGCGCATGCTCTCCGACCTGCTCGCCAAACAGCTAGTCCAGAAGATCTTCATGCCTAAGGATCAGAGCAACGAGCTCGGTAAGGGCCTCGGCGGCGGAGACGGGCTCAAAAATCTCGTCAATGCTGCCGGTTCGTGGTTGTCCAACCTCTTAAGCCCCGGAGGGAAGAACCCTTGGGGCGTGGGTCCGGGAATGCCCGGCTCTTCCTTGGAATTTCATTCGGGCGGTATCGTGGGCGAAACCTACGTCCCTACGCGCCCGATGCCATGGTCTACGTTTGCCCATGCCGCGCGCCTTCACGGGGGTCTTGCGCCGGACGAATTTCCCGCTATTCTCCAGAGCGGTGAGCAGGTAATCCCCAGAGGCAACACAGCAGGCAAATCGCCCATCATTGTGAACATGAACATCAGCGCCATGGACGCGCAATCGTTCTATGGCTACACACTCGCGAACAAAAAGGCGATCGCCGACGCGATCGTTTCGGCGACGCGCGACGGCCACCCGGTGGGGAGAAGATGAAAATTGAACAAAGAGCCTTGAATTTTCTTCGCCGGCGAAAGCTCAAGGAGTTAGTTGATTCTTGCCTGATGTCGGCAGCCGGCCGCGAGATCCTCGTGAAGCTGTGCCTGCAGGACAGGGAGCTTGATCGATTTTTCAAGGCTTTTGTTACACGCACCCTAGGCACTCCTAAAGGCACCGGCTTCAGGAATTTCATAACACAGGCTTTCCCCGGTATGACAAAATGGCAAAGTTTTTAGAGGTTCAGCGTAGTTTTGCCGAGGTTGGCTGGGCAACAGCTGAGGACGTTGCAGCGGCTATGGGGGGGATGTGGACCATCGAGCAGATCCGGCTATGCGTCGAGCAGGACCCCGGCCTCTTCGGCGGCAAGATTGTTTTCAAGACCGATATCGGCAAGGAAGCATGATTCACAGCAAAGGGAGAAAAAAAGTTTGACTCAGTCTGTTTTTTCCGCGTACAATCTTTTAGAGGTACTAGGATTGACACGGGGAACTATAGCCTGCTCTCTCTGTGGCCGCAAGATCATTCCGCCCGAAGGCGTAAGCGTTGAGAAGGTCCTTTGTCAGCGTTGCAGCTATCCAAATGCGTTTATCCGCTTGGAATGGCAAGGCGAAGAGCTCCGGATCTACAACGACAAATCCGGCCGCCCGCACAAGTACTCTACTGCTCTGAAAGACCTGATGGATATCAACGCTCAAATTGGCAATAGAATTTTTGACCCGCGTGAATGGCAGACCGAATCTGTACAAGAAAAGCTTTTTGACAGCCAAGTCGATGCTTGGCTGGAGCGGAAGGAGAAGGAAGAGCGCAAAGGCAAGTTCGCGCCGTCGACACTGCGCTCCTATCGCACCTATGACAAGAACTATTTCAAGAAAATTAAGGGTCTCAAAGGGGTGGACGTAAGGGAGATTCGCCAAAAGCATTTACAGTTGTTTTATGACAATCTCCCTGAGCAGTTGTCTACCAAATATCGCAAGAACATTATGGACGCGCTTTACTCTTTCATGAATTGGCTCGTGCGTTGGGGCGAAATCAAGGAGGTCCCGACCTGGCCTGAAATCGAGGACGTGATCACCAAAGAACGCTTCGCCCTCGGGTATGAGGAACAACAGGAAGCACTCGGCCGGATCCCGGTCGAACACCGGCCCGTTATCGAATTTTCAATGGAGACGGGTCTTCGCCCGGGCGAACTGTGTGCCCTCATGGCAATCGACATTGATATGAAGAGAAGGCGTGCGCTGATCAGGAGGACCTACTCCGAAGGGGTCCTGAAACCTCGCACAAAGCAACGTCGAGAAAACTGGATAGCCCTTTCTGATAGAGCATTCGAGCTGGCGCGGAATAACATCTCCGAGGATTGCGAGTTTGTTTTTAAAAACCCGGTGACGGGGCGCGGCTACAGGACGGAGTTTATCAGGCGCGTGTGGGTGGGTCACTCAGGTACGAATGTAGAACTCTATGAAGCAACCCGGCATAGCTTCTGCACGCAGATCGTGGAGGAGGGAGCCAGCAGCATCGAGGCGCAACAACTCATGCGACACGCTGACGGTCGAAGCACGAACAGATACTACCATCCTACAGACGAGAGACAGAGAAATCTAGTCAACAGGAGAGGTCGCAAAGTGATAGACATCACAGAGGCGAAAAAATGACAAGGTCGTTTGTAAGTCGTGTGTGCGGCCTTGCGAGCCCTACTCCTGCTTGACAGAGTGTGGGTTCGAATCCCACCCTCTCCGCCATAAAAAGCTAATAAAATCAATACTTATAGGCCCATAAAAGGTCGTTTGCGGGTCGTTTGTGGGTCCAGGCTGCCCTTTTCCTCTGAAGCTTTCCGTTGACTTGCCGGCGCGATCGCAATATCTCTTGACCAGGCCGCGGAATTCGACAGGGGGTGCTACCATTGCGCTCATGAGGGTCCAAACGCACCGCAGGCGCGGTGCCTCGCCAGAGGGATCATGGCTTAATCGACCCTAGATGGACAAGCAGCCTCCAGGAGCTCCGGGCACATCTTCTCTTTGCGATCGTCTATCGAGGTGATAATCGATCAGCCGACCACGTGAATATTCTCGAAGCCGACGAGCTGAGGACCCGGATCAGCAGGAAACGCTCTTGAGGTGCGCAACAAATCCGGCCTGGCTGAGGGCTCTGCTCATCACCGCTCTTCATACAGGCATGAGGAGAGGTCCATTAAGACTCATTCTGCTACAATTCTGCTACAGTCGGCTGAGCGACTTCCGATCGATCCGCCGTTGCCGAAGGGGTACCTTCAGTTGACCTGGGCAGCCGGGACCCGGAGCCGAGTCGCCGCCGAAAAGATATGCAGTTCCTTCGAGCTCATACCGTGGCCGCTCCCCTATAGCTCCTCCTCTCAGTCCCGCGCGCGGAGATCCCGGAGTAGGTACCACGATCGCAATATCTCTTGACCAGGCCGCAGAATTTGAGAGGGGTTGCTACCATTGCCCTCACGAGGGTCCAAACGCACCGCGGGCGCGAAGCCTCGTAGAGAGATTATGCCTTAATCGACCCCAGGGGGTAAGCAGCCACCAGGATCCCGGGAGGCATCTTCCCTTTGCGATCGTCTATCGAGGTGATAATCGATCAGCCGACCACGTGAATATTCTCGAAGCCGACGAGCTGAGGACCCGGATCAGCATCGATGATTCCTTTGTGAGCAGATCGATCCGCCGCCGAGCGCACCGGCGAGGATCCCGGAGCTCCGAAGGTCCTCCGCCCGCCGTCGACCAGGCTGCGCTTTTCCGTCGATGCCTTCAGTTGAGCGCCGGCACGATCGCATAGTCTCTTGACCAGGCTGCGCTATTCGAGAGGGGGTGCTAACCATTGCCCTCACGAGAGTCCAAACGCACCGCGGGCGCGAAGCCTCATAGAGAGATCATGCCTTAATCGACGCCAGACGGACAAGTAGCCTCCAGGATCTCCGGAGGTATCTTCCCCTGCGATCGCGTTTCGGGGTGATGGGCGCCTGACCAGGTGAGGATACTCGAGGTGACGAGATCGGGGCCGCCCGGGTCGGCCAGTGCCATCGCAACTTTTTCCAGTGTCGATGTTATCTCATCTGCGTCGGGTACGAGGTCACTCGAAGCATACCTTTTCCTATACGCCGCCAGTATCAGTTTGACACGGTACGTGTTGTCTTTATATCGTTTCTCTAGGGTGTCCATCTTCTCCCGCCTCCCATGTCACGCAACTGTTTTGCGCTTTCGTGCCTTGAGCCCGGTTTGTTGCTTTGCCTTTGTTCTGCCGGCGGTATCGGTCTGCAGGAAAAGTCGGATTGCCTCCTCTATCAGCTCGCCCATCGTTTTTCTCTCATCAACGGCACGATGTTTGAGCGTTGTGATAAGATCCGGATCGAGCTTTACTGAGTAAGGCACCCGTTTTATATCGTCTTTCGCTCTGATCACGGTTCGCCCTCCATGTTCATTTTCTATCATCCTATCACACAACTTTACTATTAGTAAATAAAAATGTTGACATTATTAAATTACTGGTAGTAAAGTAGTGTAGTAATATTACGAGACAAAAGGGGGGGCAACATGATTCTTTACGAGCGAAGACCGCATTATAAAAGCAAGGGACCGCGAAGCAGGGAGTCTGAGCGAAACGGCCTCACTGATTTTCTGGTGGCTGAGTTCCTTTGCCGTGCGCTCAACAAAGAGCCCGCATCGGAGCGGCTGAAAGAGCACTTTTTCGTCCTGGGGTTGACCGTGGATCTGAAGATCCTGTTTTTGGACCTGATAGGTGTCGGCAGCCTCACTTCTGTACTAGTTCACCCGCGCGAAGTCTTCAGATCTGCAATCGTAAAGGGCGCGGCAAGGGTGATCCTGGGACATAACCATCCCTCCGGGGATCCCGCGCCGTCCAAAGACGATATCGCTCTTACGAATAGGGTTATCCAGGCAGGCGAGTTGCTGGGCATACCCGTGATCGAGCACTTGATCATAGGAGAAGGTTTTAGGAGCATGGCCGGCTATCATTACAAAGAGTGTCAGTTTGGCCGTCCTATCCACGGCTATTCCACGGGGGGAATCATTACCGAGGACCTTACAATGGAAGTCAAGCTGTTTCACCTGCGCAGGAGGGTGCGGGCCTTGGAGTTACAGAACAAAAAACGAGCAACCGGGGACGTCGCGACGAGAAGCTTGACATCACCCGGCAGCCGGGCGGATAATCAAAGCAGGGTGCAGAGAAATGGATAAAGGGCTGGACGCCACGACTGAGCTATTGATATCTGACAGAGAGCGCATTACGAAGCTTGAGGCCCGAGTTGCCGAGCTCGCCAGAGAAGTTGCCCTCCTCCGCACGGAGATCTCCGAGGGCAAATCCGTACCGACGCCGACGGAGGACTTCACCGAATACTGGGCGTCAATCAGGGAAGCGAGGACAGGGGCAACGGCTCGGCTGACAAAGTATCTGGCAGCCGGCGGCGAAGTACCGAGGGGGCCGAGATGACGGAGCTGGCGCCACGGTGTGATACCAACATTAAACCTGGAGGAAAAACATATGAGCAATGATAAGATAAGAAGGCTTAATCCGCCGCGTAAGGCCGGGCCTCTGACGTTGTCTGAATTCGAGCCTTCCAAATCCATGAAAGTCGAAATCAAGATACCAGAAATTGTAAAGGGAAAAGCAACACGGAGATTAGCCGAGATGCTGCCCATAGAGACGCTTCAATATTATGTGCGCCACTACTGGTTTCTCAAGGCGATCTGCCTTCCAGACTTGGTGACGGTTTTTGCAGAGGGACTGATATCGACAGCCGCCTCGCTTGAAAAGCAGGTAAGAGTGGGCTCAGTAACGGAAGAGAAATCTAAAGAAATACTTCTATCTTATGCGATTGGTTGTTGCCCTAGCCCCTTGGTTTTTACATTGACGCCACCGGTCCGGCCTGGCCCAAAAAAGGATATGGCTTTCAATTTTCTTTTGTATGTGGTTTTTTATGACCTTAAGGAATTAGGGTATACGTCAAATGGTGTAGATGAAGATCTATGCGAGCTATTTAGCCTGTTTCTTGATAACCAAGGGATCGAACGTCCGGTTGGATTTGGTTCCAAAGCGGCGCGAAGCAGGCTGCGCCGGATCACGTCGGAGGACATCTTTAAGTGGTACGATTTCCCCTCCGCCGCCTTCCCACACGAATACAGCAAACTTATTGATGATGTAATAATAGAGACTCCGTTCTTGCGCGAGCGCAGCCGCCATTGGGCTAGCATAATAACCCGTGACTGCGTCGCCTGCGCCGGTTCGGAGATACAAGCTCTACAGTGCACTAAAATCGAATGTGGAAAGCATCAGCATCCAATCCTAGTGTCGCTTTCTGTTGGCAACGAGGCCGAGTTATTCCGTCGCCCTAAGCAGCAGTAGTTCTTTTTCTTCGTCCCCGCGATTCCATTTCTATTTCTACTTGGTCATAATTCCGTAAAAAAATAGCACAATTATGGGACCTGTTTTCCACTGACCTCATAGTATAACTACTCAACACACAACACAAAGTACACAGGGGTAACACATGAACGACAACGATTTCGAGCACGGATATTGGAGGCCATATGACCTGGAGGGGCTTTTGCATATCGGCAGATCCTCTGTCTACTCTCGGATTCGCAGTGGCGAGATCCCCAGCGTGAGGCTCGGAAAGTGTATCCTCATCCCGAAGGATACACTGAAGGAGGCTCTCGCCGCCAGGGTTATAGGGAACGTCATATCTTTCGAGCCCAGTAGCAAAGATAAGCGTTGGTGACAATGGGCTTGAAGCGATTGGTCACGAAAGGTCGGGCCAGATGATCACTTCGCCCGGGTATTAACATGCCGCGTTCACGAAAGCAAAAACATCATATCCCCGGCCGCTATGTTGCCATGACCTATCACTTACTCGAATCTCCGGCCTACCGGGCGTTAAAGTATCCGTCAGCGAAGCTCCTACCACTTATTTATAAAGAGGCGGCCGACCAGCTCAAAACGATCTACGGGACTGCCGTCTTTTGGTCTGGCGACTTCACTTTCACATACAGTCATGCAGGGGCCCATGGTATTGCAAAGGCTACCTTTTCCGACGTCCTTTCGGATCTTGTCGGGTTGGGCTTCCTCGATTGCGTCCGGCGGGGAACCATGAAAAAGCAGACCACCGTGTGGCGACTTAGCCAGAGATACCAGAAGTTTGGAACCAGTGCCTTTGTCAAAGTCCGCTGGGACCGGCCGAAGCAGGCAAGGCGCCTCGCCGCGGTACTTCCATTTTCTGAAAAAGGTGAGCACTCATGATCGCCGAGATCTGCAAGAACTCGAAGGAAAAGATCAGGGTGAGCGTCGAAGTTTACCGTGGCCACAAGTTCATCGATTGCCGAGTCTACTTTGAGGATAAGGCAGGAAGATGGTGCCCTTCTAAAAAAGGCATTACCCTGAGTGCCGAGACCGCGAATGAAGTTATAGAGGCCTTACAGAAAGGCACGGAAGAGCTGGCATTGTGTCGGCGGCGGAATGCGATAAAGGCGGCGTAAAGAAGACAGCGTGGCCGAGATAAGGTTTTCCGACATGTGCATCTTTTCAAAAATCAAAAAGCAAAGGAGGATTTACCATGAATGAAGAGCTCACTCCCAAAATGGAGGCGATCAAAATAGCGAAAACGCTTTCCGGGAAAATTATCGGCGGCCCGAAGGTCCTTTGCCGTACGTTAGGCATAAGCGGCAAGGCCCTTACACACATCGTTGCTCTCCCCGGATGTCCAATCAAACACACTGAAGCCACCGGGGAGTACTCTGTGGACACCGATGAATGGCGGGCATTTCTCGAACGCCCAGCTCTGCCCGCACTAAGCTTCAGACGGTGCGAGGTTATATGATCCCCTAAATTCGCGGTAATCCACCGCAATACGTCACAAGCAGTGTGGGAAGGCGGCATGGAGGGTTGCAGGGTGAGCAAGAAACGATTGATTGGTATTGATGAGATTCAAAGGCACGTTCGGCTTAGCGTCATGACGATCTTAGACCTGAGAAAATCCTACGATTTCCCAATTACCAAGACCGCCGGCGTATGGTGGTCAACGCCTGCCGCCTTGACCGGCTGGCTGAAGCAAAACGGACTGGAAAACAGCTGGCTCACCTTCTCGTTCGCCAAATTGAAAGCAGCCGGGGTGAAGAGACACTTGCTAGGATTAGGCCGGGAAATCACGGGCAACGCCAATCTAATTTGCCAGAAACTGGGCATCAGCGACGAAAGGTTTAACGATGTCCTTGGTATGAGGGCGTCTCCGATTGAACATGTTAAAGGGACTGGCGACTACAAAGTCGAAATGAGCCGGTGGGTCCAATTCTGCGAGGATCAGGCCAAGATACCACGCCTTGAGGGTCTTGGCCCACCGGCGCCGGCGCGACCGATCGAGCATAGCCGCTGGTAGTGTGGCCAGGTCCAGCGGCACGAGACTAAGGAGAAAAAAAGGAGAAAACCATGGATGACGAACTGGCAGGAATTGACGAGATAGAAAAACACACTGAGTTAAGCGCCGTAACTCTCTTTGATTTAAGAAATAACTTGGGCCTTCCGATTGAAAAAAAAGGTGGCATATGGTACGCGACGCGGACAGGGTTAAGCCGATGGCTGAAGGAAAATGGGCTCGAAGTCTGGGGCCGGCAGTTTTCGCTGGCTAAAGTGCGAGCAGTCCAACTGCGTGCCCGCCGCCAAGGGCCCGGCAAGGTATTTAGTGGGGATATGGACTTTATTTGCGAGAAATTGGACATAGCTCCTGGAACATTCCTAGATGTCCTCAATTGGGTTTCATGCCCGATCATAAAGCTCGAAAATAAAAAATATTCAGTCGACACCAACCGATGGGCTGACTTTCGCGAAGATCGTGACCGTGCATCCCATTAACGCAGGGGCGACGGGTGGGAGCACACTTGCTGATGCGCGGCAGCGAACTCCGGGAGCGGTTGAAAATGTCCATAAAAATTATTGCCGATCACGAAAGTGCTCATTGTTTTATTTATTACTTCAACGGTTTCAAAATTGAGCACGTTCGAATTTGTGTAGATCCGCTTAGGACCTTCCAAGAGCCGCAAGGTTTTTGTTACGCGACGTCTTCACGTCCCGCGGTCTCGGCAGCGCAGATATACTGCACCATGGCTGGCACCGTTCAGGATGAAATAAACGCCGTAAAATACCCAACACAAAAGTACGGGCCGAGTGTGGCCGATCTGAACGCCATAAAGGGGGATTTTCGGCTATGTCGGGAAACCATGGCCATGCATGAATACTTCAGGGATCATCCGACGGCGGACATAACCGAATTCATCCACGCCTTCCAGAAACCGGTCCTCAATCTTCTACGTTCCAGGAGAGGCAGCCGGGCCGTCGCAGCTCTCTCGTCAGAATTGATGAAGATCACTGCCCTAACCGGCGCCGAGGCAGTTTCGATCATAGAGAAGGCTTATGGACAGCCCTTACCTCCGATGGCGCTACCCGCTAGTAGACACGGGATTTCATTCACGAATAAAGTGACAAATCTTGACGAGTTACTGTCCCGCCTGCGTTTGTACGCATACGGCATGGACATGGAGCTTGAGACCCTAGATGGCACGCTCGTGGACTGGGAAAACGAGTTCATGACCCGCTTAAAAGGGTGCCTGTTGCAGCTTCAATTCGCCATGTCGGAAAAAGTGGTGAACCCGTGAAAGGGTTTTTTACTTCGTCGACAAGGTCCGCCCTGGAGCAGCAATTCTGTATGGGATTGCGGTGGCTTCATCCATGGTCACACCTCCCTCCAGGGCCTTTTTTTTCGGGCGCCGAATTAAGCATAGAAAAAAGCTCTTATCAGGGTCTTGGACGTGAAAGGAGATCCGATGCAAGAGCGCGAGTTCCTTCGGAGGGTGGAGAGAAGATTGATGGGCTGTCGGGACAGATTAATGATAGGTTCAATCCGCGAACCATATAGCTTCAATCCGCGAACTAAAACCGGCCAAAGAAGGGTTTATAGTTCGCCGATTGAACCTATTAGGGCACTTTTGGGGCAGAAGATAGTTCGCCGATTGAACTGTATATTTAATATTACCATGTACCCGTGTTCCTGTATCTCATCTGGTGTCTTGTTTGGGCATAGGGTCTCTGAGGTGCGGGTGCCGAATCGAGAATCTCAAACCCAGGATATTTACCTATCGGCTACGGCTCAGCAAGAGTCCGACTGCCGCCCGGCGGCGATCGTAGCAAACCAAGCGGAAACGCGGGGGCGGCAGTAAATGGCGTCACTCAGTGGGATGAAGGAGATTACGAGCCATGTACATCGGTCGGAAGCAACCGTCCTTTCCTGGATCAGACAGTTCGGCTTCCCCGCGGAGCAGATTGGCGGCATATGGAAATCAAACACCGACTTGCTTGCAGCATGGTATAAGCACCAGCTCGGCTCAAACAACAGCGGCGGCCCTGACCGCCCTAGGAAGCGTGAGGTTGAATAACCAGGCATGCAAATGATGGGTCCTTTCCAGCCTTCTGTGTCCATACGACCACCAAGGG